TGGTAACATCGCCTGAGATAGTATTGCTACCACCGAGGGATACGTTTAGTCTATTATTTGATGTGTCTAATACAGCGTTTAACGCTTCTTGAGAGGTTCTAGAATTTGCGGCTATTGCATTTCCTGAAGAATCTAAGAGTACTTTGTTTAGTACTTCTTTCGTAGTAAATTTATTTATATCTGCCATAATCTATCCTATATTCCTCCACCACCGCTTAAAAGCATCTATATTGGTTAAACTAAATTAGGGACTTTAACAACCCTACTTCCACCTGTTTTATCTTTTTTTCTTACACCGTATCTGTGAACGGCATCTTTAAAATTTCTTTCATGCTTATTAGCCATTTACATGGAGGCTTTAGACGTTCCAGCGTCCCTAGCTTTACCCTCTCTTTCCATATTTTAACATTTTTTTTACATAATCAACAACAGCCAACTCTAAAGTATTGTCTATATCTAAGCTATCTGTAATTGCAGTTACGCTATTTGGCTCTGCATAATAATGTATTAGTATACCATTTGTAACCGCTTCAGATATAGCCTTAAATTGTTTTCTAGCAGTAGCTCTTCTGTTTCCACTAGAATCTACCCTTGTTACCAAAGCAAGCTTATCACCTTCGATGAAGTACATTGCTTGGTTTTCTGGAAATTTTATATTACTTGCCATATTTAATCCGGTATGCTTGCCCCAGTATTATCTGAGTCAATTAATAATAAATTCTTATCAACTAATCTAGGTATTTGTATATAATCACCCTCATTGTCCATTAGATAAACTCTAGTTACTTGATTAGCTTCAAGCTTATTATTACTAGAGTCTTGTGCACCATCAGCTAAGTAATAATACAATTTATCTGCTACAGTTGATATTTTAGCATGAACTACTTTTGTTTTGTAAGTTCCTATCTCAACTAAAGCATCGTTTATTAAATTTAATATATAAGTTTCTGGAGCATCTGGGAAAACCAATCTTACTCTACTTATTAATTCTTTTACAGTTATTGAATGTACTGCCATTATGCACCTACCAACTTAGCTAATCCTTTTTCATAATCAGATTGCAGTTTTAGTTGTTGCTTTTCATACCAAGAATACTCAGTATTGTCAACATTTAACCTAGCTTGTATCTCACTTGCATGACCCTGAGCCGTAGACAAGTAAGCGTTTATTTCTTTTACTCTCATGTCTCCTATTGCAGTCCACTCTGAAAGATGAGCTTGTGCTCTTCTTATTTCTGTTTGTGCAATATTTAAAGCTGAAGAAACTATTTCAACATCTTCATTTGCCTGAGCACCAAATGCATCTGTATCTGATGAAGGTTGGTTATTATTAACTACATTTTCAGCCGCATCTAAAGCATTCTTAACTCTTGTTAACTGAGAATCATCTGTGAGAAAAGTAGACTCATCTCCAAAAACAGATTCACTACTTGCGTTTTCAAACTTACTAACAGCCGCATTAGCTGAAGCTGTAGCATCTGTTAATGCATCATTTAATTTAGTAAAAGATGTTGTTATATTTGTATTGCCGTGCTTTTCTGTCATTAACTGCTGTAAAACTTTTATAGAAGCATATAGCACCACTAAGTACTCAGCTTCATCTGGAAAATTTGCTATTGTACTAGCCGCACTAGCATCTACAGTAGGAAAAGATACAAACTCAACCTCTGCTGTTTGGTTTGCAGTAGGAGTAGGATATACTTCTAAAGTATTATCGTATACAAGATAAGCAGGGTCTGTTGCTGTTGCTAATTCCATATCTGAACTGTCTTGTATCCTACCTCTTTTAAATGGATTTACAGACCTACACGGTCTTTGTATACCACTACTATCTGCATCCAATCTTAAAACTCCTAAAACCTTACCTTTTGTATCCATGTTAGATAAAGTTGAAGGGGAATTATTTAATGTAGATTTATCAGCACACTTATATAGTAAGTTATTTGGAAGCGAATTAATTATTTCTTTAGCACCTGCAGTCATGAAATCATCCATAGCTGTTTGGTCTGAAAAAGTTCCAACTAAATCTTGTATTTGAATATCAAAATTAGCCATTAATTAACACCTGCCTGCCTTACTTTTTCTTTCCAAAACTTATTGCTCTTTGCAATTTTATCTTTATTTATTTTATCTATATGACTATCCATACTAACTGTTGAAAATTCTATGTCACTTCTCTTTCCTATCTCGCTTTGCATAAATAAATTAGTAGTATAGTTAGCTTCAGATGCTTTGTTCCCACAAGCTCTGCAGTAAAACCATCTTTCAGGGTTTGGTGTATTACAATGTTTACAATTCATATTACTCCTTTTTAGATTTGGGGGCCACCCTTTATACGATAACCCCCACAGTTCTAATTACTGCTTAACTTTATTTATTCAGTTTACGCTACGCTTATTCCACCGTCTGCTTTGGTTTGACCTGAAACATAATAGTTTTCACCATCGCACCAAATGTCTATAAAGTCTCCTTGGACAGCTACGCCATCTGCAAAGGTTATAGTTGTGCAACCAGCACTATATGGGCCATCTTCGGTTGTGTCAACCTCTAGCTCATTAATACCATTTACAATAATTACATCGGTGTCAGAAGCCGCTTTTTCTACAACTGTGTAAGAAGCGGAAGCAGGTGCGGCATCTACTACTATCTTGCAGTACCAACCAATACCAGCATCAGCAACAGCAGGTAAGGTAGTAGCAAATTCAGTAGCTGAATTAAGCATAAATATCTTACCACTATCTTTTTCTAAAAGCTGATATGCGGCTCCAAGCTTAACAACTTTTTTCTTATGTGCAAAAGTTGCTCCACTATTTTGTTCTAAGTAACTTGCTCTAGCCATTATTAAACTCCTTCTAAGTTGATTAAGTAGTGACTTTCAGGAAGAGAAACTTCCAATCCAGCCTCTGTTAAAATCATATCTTTACGAAGGTCTTCGTCAGCAGACTGAACATTAGTCATGATTTGAGTGTCACGATTAACTCCATTACCTACCAATGGTCTGTAAGCTACGTTATCCATATCAACCATACATAAGAAACCAGAAGCAAATCCTCTGAATAGAGGTTCCTTTACTAGATTCATTGTACCGTGGATAGTCTCAACTTGCAATACAGTATGACCAAAAGAACCTGTTGATTTTTCAATATTGTAACGAAGTTCGTTAGCAACAGACTGGTCAACAAAAGAAGTTGAACCAAGCTTATTGAAAAATGTAATTACAGGTAAACTAGCAAGAGCTAGCTTTGAGTCAGAACCTCCACGAGCAGGGTCATACACAACTTCAAAGTCAGATAGTAACCTATCATATGTTAACTCAGAGGTTTCAGAAGACCTGAAATAAGGTGCACCTGCTGAATAAGATAATGCTGTATCACCAGTATTAGCTGTTCCGTTAGCGATAATATGTCCTGCAATACCTTCAGAGTACTGAACTCCTCCAACACTTGCACGCTGACCAAACAACATAGCACGCTCAATATCTACTTTATGTTCACGTAGTTTTAAATTCCAAATTCTTTGGAACTCATCTGCGTATCCACGATAGCGAGTTGCTCTTGCTGTATTAGACATTTCACAAGCTGTTTTAAATATTTGGGTAAATCCAAAATCATTATCTAGCTCTTCAGAGAATACATCTGGTGCTCCAGAACCTTCTCCAAAAGATGTTCCAATAACAGTACACTTAGCATTGTTAATATCAACACTACCATCTGAACCTGAAATAGTTTTCATTTGTAAAGATGTAGTTGTTCCATCATCTTGAGGTGCTGATTCAATTCTAAGTATAACGGTATTTGGGGCATTAGCACCAGTCTCCTGACCTACTGCCACTACCATACCTTTTATTAGCCAATCTACTGAACCTCCACCGGATAAATCAACAGAGTAACTTGCTGAACTTCCAGAGGCTGGGATAGTTGTATCCCCGTTAATTAAGAAAGAACGATCGGTCATAGCGATTTTAGTTCTATCTTCTAAAAATCGGAATTGAGGGTCATCCGTAGGAACTTTAGCTACCTTAGAGAGATACACGAAAAAAGGTGATTCATCTGGGGCCAACTCCGCTACACGGTCTGAGAAATTGAACAGTCTCCTAGTGTGATAACCTGAGGCGGCTTCACCCGGAGTTCCAACATTCACAATTCCTTGATTGTAATTTGCCATTTAGGGCTCCTTGTTATATTTGTTTTCTATTTGAAATGCTCATAACGCCCTTCCAAACATCCTCTAATTCATTAGGTTGTTCAGGAGCAGAGCCTTGAACTACACCAGCCGTAGTTGGAATAGTCTTAGTCTTTTGAACAGCTTCTAAGTTTGGCGAAACTTTTTCTTCTCCACCTTTATGTCTTCTGTACACATCTACTAACATATCCAAAGGAAGTTCTTCCCTAGGAGTAGTAGCAAATTGTATAAAGTCTTCAGCCATATTTGGGTCTGTAATGCCGTGCTTAGTAGCTAGGTCTTGCTTTAGGTTGTTAATTGCCATTTGTTGCTGAAACCCTGCCATCTGTTCTTGAACAGCTTGCTGAGCAACAGCCTTTTCTTGTTTCACCCTCATCTCATAAGAGGGAGAACCGGGCTTGTAATAAGCTTCCCAAGGGTCAAAAGAATCTTCTGTAACCTTTGGTTCTTCTTTATTGCTAGCCTCATTACCACTAAGTGTGTTTCTCATAGCTTCAACAACATCGGGTCTATCTTGTAATACTTTTCCCAACTGTTGATACTTACGAAGCTCCTCGACTTCGCTATTGAGCTTTTCATAGTCAGCAGATTTTTTGTCATACATTGATTGAAATTTCTTAGATTCATCTACAACTTCTTCTCCTGTAGCTTGTTGGGGTGCTCCCCCTACTTGCTCTGGCTCAACAACTTGTTCTAAAACTTCGCCTTCTACACCTTCTATTGTGGCATTTTCGTGCATAGTGTTTTCCATTATATTCCTCGATTTCTTTTAGTTAGCATCACCTAATTAAAGATGTCCGTAAAAGCAGAACCGGGAACTGTTCCCACTACTTCTGTTTTCATTAGCTTACAGCCTGTGTTTCCGAATCAACAATTCTTTTTAGATTATCAACCTGAACCTTAGTTTTAAACTTGGTATCATTTTGAATTTCATTAAGCCTGCTTTTGAACTTCTCAGTTTCAGCCCTCTTTCTAGAGCTAAGCGTTTCACGCTCTGCTGTCTGTAGGTCTCCACTAAGTTTCTTAACTTGGCTTTCGAGTTGTTGAATATAGGATTGCATCTGAGCCATTTGGCCCTTTCGCTGTAAGACACCTTCTTTGTCAAAGATTTCAGTTTTCTTTAAAACCTCGACATCATCTACCAAATTCATTTTAAACGCCTCAAGGTACATCTGATATTCAGCGACCCTGTTTGACGGTAAAGTTGAACCAGATATGATTCTCACGTCGTAATGCCCTACCGTGATGTTATTTGTAATGGCATTGACTTCCTGACTTCTATCGTCATACATGTTGTTAACTGTAAATTCAGTAACATCATTATTTGGTTGTATGATTCTAAAAGTCTTGGCGTAAGTATAATGACCCTTGGATAGGTTGTATAAACTTTTACCTAACCTTGTCAAACTTCCTTCAATATCCCTTAGTTTAGATTTTCCACGAGTCTCGCCCATCTCAGCAAGCATCGCAGTACCACGAACTGTTTCTGGAGCCGCTTCTCTAAAACCCTGCATTAGCTCCGGGATACCAAAACTTAAATCTATATAGTGCTCTATTCTACTCATTAAATTATAAAACTCTCCAGACAATGATTGTGGGGCAGGGAAGTGAGGTGCACCGAACTCAGGGTTATAAGGTATGACAGCATTAGGTCTAGCCCAATCCTGTTCTAACTGCCCCAAATCATCTACGCTACCCTCTGGAACCATTAACTTAAGTCCAGCAGAGGCTTGAGCGTGCGAGAGAGTGAGAGAGAAAAGCTTATTCAAAAGTCTTTGTGAGTCTTTAACTTTTGATATATCAGACTTTGGATAAGGAGTTCCTGTCCATATATTAGGAACTGGAATTATCGGATATATGTCTGTGTTTAATATTTGTTCATACAAAAGAATATTACCTGCAGTTGCACAAACTTTAATTCTTGTTTGAGTTACTTCTACTATCTCTATCATCTCAGCTTTTATTAGTAACTGAGCATTTTCTGATTCAATAAATTGATTATACTTTTCAACATCTAGTATAACTTCAGAACCATCTTGCTTGTTAAATATTCTATAGAAAGGAACTTTAACTTTCATGAATCTTTCTAAGATTCTATATTTATTAATCCTATTGTATTCTGATTCATATGCAACGTCTGGAGTAAAAGATTGAGAAGAATTCTTTCTTCCAGACTCAGGATAATCTTCTTCATCGTAATATGTTTCTAGGTCTTTTAAAAAAGGTTCAACTTGAGGATACATGTTTACAAGTTGGTCTTCAGTTAATATAGTAGACAGTATAATTCCAGACGCATCATCTGCATAACGATGTCTTGATGCAGGGTCTACATAAACTCTAAATGGGTCTAAGTAAGTATACTTTACTTCACCTCTTCCGTAATCTGCTTCTGGGTCAATATAAGCATACATATAACCCATACCTGCAGTAGCGTAATCATGAACAGCTTGTTTAAACTGAGTGTCTCCATCTGATATATCCCATATGTACTCAAGTATAGTTCTCCAAACATTAGATATTCTACTGTCTGAATCTTCTCTACCTACAGCACTATACTTAGGAGACCTAGAAGTCAATAATGATTTTAGTTTTTCTATTGCCGCATAAACACGGTCAATAACAAAATCACCTTGGCCAACTGCTCTTAATGCATCTGACTCTTCTTGTGAATAATGATTACCTAGAAAAAAGTCTACAGAGTCCCTAGCTTCTACATCCCATTCAGACCTAGCATCTCTCCACATTCTCCACAACTGTCTATTTACTTCGGACTTCTGTTGTTCGTTCTTTTCTAATTCTCGTATACTAGAAATAGATACACCTACCTTTTTGGTGTTTAATATACTAAACTATTATTATATAATGCAAGTACTTTATTATATTTTTTGACCAGTAACCCAAGATATAACTCTTTTGGTTGTTCTTGATACAGACTTTACTGTTTTGTTTTCAAGAAAATCTAATGCATCAAATCTTTTGCTTACAGGTGGCCTAGCTTTATTTATAGCATACCACAAGCCGTCAAGTATATCGTCATTCTTCCCCTTAGGAAACTGAAACATTTCATCTACCAAGCTAGTATGAGTTCTTTTAATAAACATTTTTTTTCTATTTACAATAGGTGCAAGCAAAGACTCTAACCTATCTTCTTTTTTAATGCCACTAGGGGGTCTTACGCCTAATGCTATTCCCGGAGCTACCTTTCTTTCCTTACCAGACAGGCTATTAACAGCATCTTTTATTATACCTTGAGCACCCACATGTTCAACATTAACTCGCTTTACAGGAGAGAACTCTCTAGCGTATTCTAGTATTTGCTCGGGCATATCATATAAAGGTATATGTTCTCTCATATAATCTACAACATATATATTTCTATCGCTATCTATAGCTAT